GACCTGTTGGACCTGCTGCGCCTGTATCACCAGTGGCACCAGTTGGACCTGTATTGCCTGTAATACCTATGGCACCAGTTGGACCTGTTGGACCTGCTATGGCGGGCACCTTGAGATTACCATATGTATCATAAGTACCATCAGTAGTCCAAGTATCGCCAACATTTAGTGTTACCTTTATTATTGTGCGTAACGTACCATTATTATTAAAATTAATAGTTATAGTAATAGGCGCAGTATCTTTATTCTCTATAAATAATTTTTTAATTATTCGTCTGTATCCAGAAGCAGGTGCAGCTACTAAAGTAACAGGCGTAGTGCCATTAAAAGCACCATCATTAACCGCTTCTGTAAAAATAGTTCCGTTGTTATCAGCGTATATTGCTACAAAATCAGGGTTGTTAGTAGTCGCAGCTCCTGACATTACAGCTTGAATTGTTTTTGTAGTTGCGTCTAAGACTAAAGTAGACATTGTTTGCCCCTATACTAAAAACCATGTGTATGAATTACTACCATCACCACCACCACCAGACGCCGCAATTGTAATTGCGCCAGCGCCATTTGTAATCGTTACATTTGTGCCAGCCGTAAGATTGGCTTTTTGCCACAAGCTAGTCGTTTCGTTATAAATCAGTATTTGGCCGTTTGTTGGATTCTGAGCCGACACGTTGTGCAACTCGTCCATCTCGTAACCGTTTTGGACGCGCACATAAATCTGACCGTTGCCATTGTTTGCGCGCTCAATCACGCCGATGTAAACCAAATGGTTTGGTGCGTAAGGTTTGGTAGTTGTGATTGTGCCAGCCGTAGCACCTAAATAGACGGTATCCCCGGCAGTGTACGCGCCGAGGTTTAATCCATTTAATACGCCTTGGCAAATAATCATGCCGGTAGCGCCAGCGGTAATGTCTTCAGCCGCTAGGCCAAAGGTTTTAGCCGATCCTGCATCTGCTGTGTTGTACGCCAACTTGACCGACACACGGTCGCCGGTTGCGCCGAACACATAGACCGGCTGACCTTTGCTAATCGTTGATGCTTCAGCATTGGTTGCTCGCGCATACAATGTTTGGCCAACATCAGCGGATATGGTTGACGTTAAACCGACAGCTAAAGTATTTTGATCGCTATTCCAATACAGACGGCCCACCGCATTAGTGACGGTTGGTGTCGTATCAAAATCAATGTAGTCTGGTGTGCCAAGTGCCGTCACGCCTGACATATCGCCGGTGTCGCTAATCGTCACTGCTGAATTTTGAATCAGTTTGCCAGTAGTTGTGTCAAACCTAGCAATAGCATTGTCAGTAGAAGACGCTGGGCCGATAACATCACCAGTGCCAGAACCTGACGCACCTGTAGGACCAGCCACGCCAGTAGGACCAGTTGGACCAGTTGGACCAGCTACGGTTGACGCAGCCCCTGTTGGCCCTGTAGGGCCATCCATACCAATATAACCGGGAGAACCTGTTGGGCCAGTTGGACCAGCTACGGTTGAATCTGCACCTGTTGGACCAGTTGCACCAGTTATACCTATACTTCCAGTAGGACCAGTTGGGCCTGTATTGCCTTGCGCACCTGTTGGACCAGTTGGACCAGCTACATTCGACGCAGCACCTGTTGGACCAGTTGCACCAGTTATACCTATACTTCCAGTAGGACCTGTTGGACCAGCTACGGTTGATGCAGCACCTGTTGGACCAGTAGGACCTGTATTGCCTTGCGCACCTGTTGGACCAGTTGGGCCAGCTACGGTTGATGCAGCACCTGTTGGACCAGTTGCACCAGTTATACCTATACTTCCAGTAGGACCTGTTGGACCAGCTACGGTTGATGCAGCACCTGTTGGCCCAGTTGCACCAGTTGGGCCAACTACGGTTGATGCAGCCCCTGTTGGGCCTGTTGGACCTTGTACACCCTGTGGACCTACTGCACCTACCTCAATAATCTGAGGTTCAGCTACTTCTTGGGTGACAACAACTTGAGTTTCAGAGACGATCTCTACGTTCATCTCGTTACCTCTTTAGATACGTTTACACAGCCCTCTAACAATCGAGTAACTACTGCTCCGCTCAATGCGGAACTTTGTAATTCTAAATCGTAAGCTGCGCTACAAAAATCAAAAGCAGCAGTCTCAGTAGCAGTAATTGTTATTGTGACGGTTCCAGCAGCGCCACCAAGAACTATTTTTCCATTCTCAGTAGTAGCTGTAAAAAGAATAGTCTCTGAAGTAATCTGTGGTCGAAACTGCATACGGGCAATGTAACCAGTAAGGTTTATTGCATTGCCAGAAGAGTCTTTCCAAGTGATAACTCTTTGGAACGTAGCCCCTTGTTCAATATAAATATCGTATATGCCAGCAGCCATGACCGTTCCTTAAAAGTGTTGCATACGAACTTGCAACTTTACACCCCGCATATCGCGGATTCTAGAATTTGTAACGCCCTGTTCGTAAAGATTTTTGTGCATCTTAGAAAACTCAGGGTCTGTCCAGTCCTTATCCTTGATGCGGCACAGTCTGTAAAGAACTCCACTGACAATCGTGTCTATCCAAGTCTCATACACCCAACTAGGGATACCACGCGCAGTGCGCTTAGGCTTAAGAATTACTTCACCAGTTATATCCCACACTTGATCTGGAATATAGAATAGACGAATAGATGAATCATTCTTTACCCAGAAGTGTGTAGGCTGACCAGTAGAATCAAGATACTCAGGATTAACTAATCTTTCATCTGTGTGGGTAAGTTTTTTATCATCCACCTTAATCCACTGCACTGCCTCAACTACCGCGTCAAAGTACGGAGCACAAATATCGTAGTACTCTTGGTTAATTTGAGTAGGAAACGCACTAAGATCGATGCGCCACAAGTGTGTGCGAGCAAAGAAATCAGACGCAACAATAGGTAGATATTCTTTTATGGTCGCTTCAGGACATGTAGATATCTCTGGTGTAATAAGGTGTAGTACATCATCCCAAAGTACGGTAGACATTATGAACTCCCCGGTGCCACGTTTTCGTCGCTCTGAACCTTAAAGTTCAATGACGCAACCATAGCTTGATAATGAGCAACTGCCATAGTAGCGTTATTAGTAGCTACCGAATCTTTACTAAATGCACGATAAAGTATGTAATCCAACATTGGGTTGGAGTAGATATCGTCTAAGTTTATTGTTTCTACAGTAGCTGGATTTTCCAACTGTGCTTTAGTTAGTGCATGTGGTGCTGGAACAGTAGCGTAGATAATTTCTAATTGCGCTGCAGTAGTCGCTGGAGGATAAACAAGAAAATCCTTTGGGACTCTCTTGTCGTACATATATTTTTGGACATTGACGCTGGCTGTTTCGTTATACCAATTAGGGCGCATAGTATCCATACTAGCGCGTGATACTAACTTAACGAACTTCTTATTAGATGTAGCAGCTTTATTAGAAATTACTTCGAGTATCTTGTACGCGTTTGGATAACTAGCTTCTAATGATTGTCGATAACCCGCTACACAAGTAAATGTACCTGTCTGTGCATTTGCGTCTGGATGGAGAGATACTATTTCGCGGTAGCTATCGTTTAACCAATCCTGTAATTCAAGAACAGGCCACCGAACAGCTGCGGTGTCCTTCAAGATAATTTGCGCTCTTGCTATTATGCTAACTACCTTGGTGGTGGCCATATCTATCTCTTATGTCAACCCGGTCTGGGACACAGGCTCAGAAGTTGTAGGGATAACGTCTTCTATTGTTTGTTCTGCTTCGATGGCAGCCTGTACTTCAGCTAAAACATCATCGACAGGTACTACTTGTTCGGATTCTACTACGTCAGATTTCGCGGGTCTACCACGCTTAGGCTTACTATCATTCGTATGTTCAGCGGCTAGGTCACGACCTTCTGTAGTAAAAATCATATCATCGCCGTTTAGAAAGCCAAGGACTATATATTCATTACCCTTACGATAACGAGCTTTGCCACGGACGATTTCTCCACCAAGTTTTTCAGTTAGCTCATAAACATTCATAAAATCTCCTAAAAATCGGGGCCGAAGCCCCGAGCCTAAAGTTAGGCAGGTGTTGCCACCGAACTAAGCATAGCAATCCAAGTTAGTCCAGCAGAACCAATCTGAATACACTCAACCGCTTGCTGCTGACCTACCGTTAAAGCGGCGTTAGCTGCTGCGCCGTTAATGGTGCCGCCAACAGGAGGATACACTTTAATATCCTGCGCAGCGTCTAAGTTAGCAATAACTACACGCGATTGTGCCGACATGTTAGATGGAAGAATAACGCCATCGCCATCAGCAGCGACTACAGTAACAGTAGCAATAGCACCAGTGATGGCAGTTGCGCCAGCTTGGGTTTGAGTAGCGCCAGCGGTGATGCCCGTTTGGACGTCGCCGACGATAGTGGGGAACTGAGTACCAGCCATGATATTTCTCCTAAAAAGATTGATAACAAGGGGCCGAAGCCCCTTGTATTACGTTGCCGAGCCGACCTGTGCAACAACCAATGATTCTGGCTTAACGACCTTACGGCCATATACAGCCAGACCACGAACGATGTCGCCGAAGTCAGTTTGATTACGCAAAGGCTCAGTCTTGTTAACAGTCATAGCAAACGCTACGGCGTCTTTTGTACCGGCAATCATGGTACGACGAGCTTTAGCACTAGCAACAGAACCGCCAGACGAAGTAGCTGACAGGCCGGGAACCAATGCCTTACCAGCAGCACCTTTCGGTAGCAGGTTCGATACATAGACTGTGAAGCGGTCTAACATACCAATCTTGCCAGAACGAATGGTGGACTGTGGGTCACCAGTAAAGTACGCCTGAGCGATGTTCGACTGCATCAACAGATGACGATCAAATGGAGAAATTACTAACCAGCGGCCAGTCTCAGGTACGTTTTGCTCGTCCAAGACAGACGACATACGCAAAATGGCGTTCAGTACATTAGCAGCAGTAGACTGATCGATAGGAGCAGTATCAGTGCCCAGATCGTATGCAGCAGAGATAGCACCTGCACTACTACCTTCGTTAGCGGCTGCAGGACCTTCAGTTACAAACGACTGGAAGAACACTTCGTTTTCGATCTGAATCTTCAGCTGTTTAGCTGCATCATCAGTGAACATGTTCATCAAATCGATGTCAGACTGATAGCCCAGAACATCAGAAACCTGAACGCCAAAGTACTTACCCTTGTTGACTTGTAGGTCAGTGAAGATAGGAGTAGGAACTTCGTAAGACAGGTTGTTACCGACTTCATAGTCGGAAATGCTGATCGTTGGAGCCAGACGAATACGTACTGTATCGCCTTGGTTCTTCAGTTCGCCTTCCCACGTTGTGTTGGTAATTTCTGCCAACATCGTGTTTTGGTAGAACTTGGCGTTAAGCTTGCCAGACCAAAGGGTTGGAATAAAACCACCCGAGTAGCTCGGATTGGTGTTGAATGGCGCATTCGCCGGAAAAACAGCAGCCATGATGGCCTCCTAATAAAAGATCAAAGTTGGTTTAATCTCCGCTGCTGTATGAAAATTACGCAGTTACGCGTCCTTCAACATACGCAGAATCGATTTCGGCTTCAAGTTTTTTAGCCTCATCGTATTTATGCGCGATGTTCAAATCCTTTAGTTTCAAGAACATTTTTTCTACATCACGAGTGGTGTAGGTTCTGCCCTTTTGACTAACAGGCGTCTGAACAGACGCATTACGAGTCGGCTGGACTTGGCGTTCAAGTTCGGCTTGTCTGTCATCGCTTTTAGGAGCTACGTTAGCGTCTTTAAACATCTTGACGTAGTACGCAACACCTTCAGCATCGCCAGTGTTATACGCATTTTGCGCTGCTGATCTCCTAGGAGCACGTAGCATAGGATCAAATTCATCCAACCACGCAATCCACTTTGGATCAGAATTTAATGCCGACCAGTCCGGTACCGTGTGATACAAGCGCTGTTCAAATGAAACTTCTCCGACTTGATTACCTGTCTGTTGCATTTGTTTACGCAACTCATTGTTCTCAACCTTCAAAGCGTCAAGTTCCGACCTAAATTCCATAGAGACTTCACGCGCTACTTTGCGCTGGACTTCAATTAAGTCCTTGCCGAATGCTTCAACGTCATCATCCGTTACGAGAGATTCACGAGGAGTCGAGGTTGACTGTGTTGGTACCGGGTCAGGTTTTGCTTCTACTTGTTGTCTAAGTTGACCAACATAATTTTGCAATTCCTTGACTTGCGCATGTAGCCTCGGTACCTCAGCATCGTACATACCCTGAAGGGTTTTGTATTTCTGCTGCCACGTCTCTTCCGTTACTTCCGCCGTTTTACTCTCGATTGGCTTCGTATCAGGTTTAGCTTCTGTAGTCGGGTCTTGCGGCTCTGCTTGTGGTTCTGGATCAGGGGCCTGATTTTCAGTTGGCTCTGGTTCAGTTTCACCAATAAGCTGCTTCTCAAGTGCTTCGATTTCTTTCAGTTGCTGTTCAACCTGTTTCGGTAAAGCCATAAAAATCTCCTATCAGCTCCAACTCTGTCTTTAGGCTCCTATAATGGTGTGCCGTCTAACATAATGGTTTGCTTCGGACTATAAAATGCGGTTATCTCAACCGCTCCAAGATTGAAGGAGCCTTATCGACTGCCTCCAAAAAGTCTTGTAGTACCTTCGCTCGACCTTGCAGTTGACGGAAGCGATCCCCATCAGCCTCGATCAGCGAAGACTTTGTTTCTTCAAGTGTTTGTTTAAAGAGCAGTAAGAGTCCCTCGTTCTCAGAGCTACGGCATCGTGATAATGCCGAAACTACCTTACGGTCGGAACTCCCATCTAAAAATATGTTCATAGTTAGCTATTTATCACCCATGTTGATAGGTTGTCAATAGATTATGATAAAAATTAATTTTCATACTCCTATTTTGAGAAAGCCCGCTCCACAGCGCCTCTGGCTTTTTTCCACAAAGACTCTTCGCCCATAGGTACCTGCGCTGGAGCAACAGGTACGCCTCCTACTGGGACAGCCAAATCTACTTTTCTACCTGTTCCGGGAGGCATTTGTCTTCCAGCGTAGATTCTAGCTAATCTATACGGACTAAAAAGGTTATCACCTACGTAATCACCAATAAAATCACTAGCAATTTCCCGGCCCTGATTATCAATTATGGGATTAAAGTCATACTCATCAACAACTCTATAAGTATTAGTTTTTGGGTCTTTCTGGTAATTGAATTGGCCCAATGACTTTGAGATCGATATATACGGGTCAAGGCGACCAGAAATAACCGGATACCTCTTGAATTTGTAGTCTTTCATCAACGTACCGTAATCGTCGTAAGTAATAAACCCTTTACCCCCACCTTTTCTTCGGATTAGGTCTGACAGCGCGTTCAATTCTTCTGGATTGTAGTAATCCTTTGTCACCGGCCCACGTTCGCCTTTTGCACCAAATGTATCTAGGTAAATCTTGTGCGCTGCTGACATTTTGCTACGGTCGGTATATGCCATATCTGCAAAATTTATTAGCCCCTTAGTAGCTACATCAGAAAAAGCCGCTGACACACGCTGCTTAAAAGTGGGTTCTATCGGTATCCCGTCAGGAGTGTACAACTGGTTTTTCTGTAGCCCGGCCATTATCAGATTCCATTCGGTCTAGGCGACACAAAATTGGACTCTCTACCACCTACTTGAGAGCCGTCCGGCAACATGTTCTTGGGGGCAGGACCTTGCGTCATGCCCTGTGGGGCACCGGGAGGAGGAGGAGGAGCACCAGCTCCACCACCTTGCATGGCCATCTCTCCAGCTTGCATCATTACTTCAATCTGCTGCTGTAACTGCTGAATGGTCTGTTGCTGCTGTTCCATTACGCTCATCTGGAAACTGTCTGGGACAATCTTATCGACGTTACCTGACATGTTTCTAGCTGCATCGCGGAGCAACTCGGCTGTTCCGTTCATGCCTACGATCTGCTGCGCCACTGGGCTATTGAGGACTAACTGCAAGAACTCATTGCGGCGGATAGCTTCAGCTTCTTTAACGACCAACGCCTGTGCGCCTTTGG